CTCCCGAGTCGAGCAGCCGGTCATCTTCGGAGATCACTCTACGATCACCGAACTGAGCAACGGTTTCGAGCCTGTCTCGATGGCTGTGACCGACCCCTTCAACTTCGCCAAGTACGAGTATGCCAACTTCACCCAGCCCATCGTGCTGTCAGCCGTCGAAAAGGCAGCTAACAAGGGCGATTTGGCAGTGGTGTCCATCCTCGAAAGCAAGATGCGCAACGTGATGTTGTCGCTCAAGAAAGAGGTCTCCCGAGCCATCATCAAGGGTGACTCTCCGGTCCTGACCCAGATGCAGACCCTCAACGGCATGGGCACCGCTACCGTCGCCGCCAACACGACTGGCTGGTTCGAGGCTGGAGCCTTCAGCACCCAGACCAACACCGTCGGTGGTCTGAGCAAGGCGACCTTCGCGGCGTCCAACTGGCAGAATCAGGTCTTCAACTCGGCAGCGACTCTCGCTCTGAGCCACCTCGACCAGTTGTTCATCGACTGTCAGACCCGCAACCCTGCTGGCGACTTTCCGGACATTCTCCTGATGTCTCCCGCCTGCTACGCTGCCTTCATGGCGCTCCAGCAGTCCAGCGTTCGCTACACCTCCAGCAGCGACCGGGACAGCCTGGACCGCGATATGGTAGGTTCGTGGCGGGGTGCACGCATTTACATCGAGCCTCAGCTTGGATTTGCAAATGCTGGTGGCGTCCCGGTCAGCGCATATGCGCTTTCTTCCTCGCAATTCCAGCTTTACGCCGACGTTGACGGGTTCTTCAACGTCAGCGATATGCTCCCGGTTCCCGGCACTGCGACCGAGGCCAGCATGGTCTTCAACCGTATGCAGCTTTGCACCGGTCACCTCGCCTCCCACGGCGTCCTTCTCAACGCGGAGGCGTAAGAAAAATGGCTACTTCTACTCTCATTCAGTTCCTTGAGGCCGGTGAGGCTGGTGATACCAGCAACCGTCGTCAGACCGAGACGTTCCTCGCCAACGGTGCCATCACCAAGGGCGACTGGGTTCAGGTGGACACCACCAAGACCGGCGCGGACCGCACGCTGTTCGTCGTTGAGGCAGGCGGCAACGCCACCGGCAACGGCCTCGTCGTCGGTGTCGCTACCCAGACCGTCATCGCTGGTGATCGCGTCAAGGTCGTCGTTCAGGGCTACGTGGAGGGGGCTTCGGTCGCCAACGCTGTCGCTGGTGCGGCGGTTCCCCTCGTCGTGGACGCCACCGCTGCTGGTCAGGCTGTCGCTATCGCGGCTGGCGACCTCGCTCCTCCGTGCGGCATCTCGCTGGAGGCTGCTGCCGGTAACCTGTGCGACGTGATGGTCTACAAGAACTTCTAAGGCCACCACGCCTGCCCTCAGAGACTCGACAGACGGCGCTCTCCTGTGCCCCTGTCGTGACCCTCTGAGGGCTTACTTTTTACTGAAAAGTGAGGGTCACTTGAACCTGCTCGACCTACTCAACTTCTTTGGAAACCTCCTCGACTACGATCCGGTCAATGAGACATACCGCGAGCAGCTTGTAGCCCTCCTCAACGACGCGCAAATGAGGGTCATCACCTCTAAGCACTGGTCGTTCGCCCAGCGTGAGCGGAACCTTGCGGTCTATGCCGACGTTCCGTTGACGCTCAACTTCACCAATGGCTCCGATACCGTCACCTCTGGCACTCCGGTCTTCACCTTCGTCGCGGACCTTGTGAAGCCGGGGTCGGATATGGAGCTTGCCGAGATCGTAGTCAGCCGCGTGAGCGGAACCGTCACCGTCGAGGACGTGTACCAGATTCGGTATGTAAGCAGCCCGACACAGGTTTACCTCGACCGCAAGTTTACCGCGCCGACGGCACCCTATGAGGTCAAGCTCAGGCGGCGGGAGGTCTACCTCCCCTCTGACGCGACGAACGTGATGAGCGTGCTTGACCCCTCTGTCGGGATTCCGAGGCCCAGCGCTTTCTTGAGCAAGTTTGAGCGGGACGACATTGCCCTCGACCCTGACCTTGAGGGTGTGGTCGAGGCTTACCTGCCCAGCCAGAGCATCAACATCCCGGCACCACAGGTTCCCAAGGGCGTCACCGTCGTCGGAGCAGCAGCAGGACAGGGCACTCGGACCATCAACGTCTACATGGTCAATGTGCGCGGTCCACGGAGTCAGGCATACCCGAGCTACCGGCGCGACGTGTCGAACGGGTTTGAGTCGTCCTTCAGCAAGGTGGAGTCATTCACCCTGACGGACACCCAGACGCTCCGCTTCACACCTGAGACTCTGGAACGCGGGACCGGCCTGTACCGTCGCTACTACATCACCTGTGATGAGGCGGGGATCCTCGCGCCAGTCAGAGTCAGGAACGCCGACGACGAAGGCGCACTCCCCGACGTAGGTACAGACACCGTGCCACCACAGGGGGGCCTCACGCTTGCCCCTGACCTCAGCCTGCCGACCCTGACGAGCCAGCCGTTCCACAGCAGGTCTGTCCGGTACTTCTTCGGCAACAGTGCCGCCTACAGAGCGATCCAGTTGTATCCCCACCCTGCTGCCGACCAGCAGCTTACCGTCCGCACGATGGTCGCCCCGGAGCGTATGCAGGAGGACCAAGACAGTCCGCTCATCCCCGCCGACTACGCGCAAGTGATTGCGTATGCTGCACTGGAGGCGCTGACCCTCAAGGTGGACAACCCCGCTCTCGCTCAGGTCTACGAGCGCAAGATGACCTTGATGGTCCGGGGTATGGGTGCCCGATACCTCGCTGAAGTCCCGCGCCGTATCGTCCGGGGTGTACCGACCGGGGGCTATCGGTATGGGATAAATCCTTTCGGTCCACTGAAGTTCAGTTAGGGAGCCGACAATGAAGCAGGAAATCTACGAGGTACCGACAGCGGGTGGCCTTGAAACCCGTCTGCCTCAGACCCCTGAGAACGCCTCTGTCGCGGAGAACCTGAAGCACGACCGCAAGACGGGAGGCTGGTCAACCCGCCTCGGCTACGAGAAATACTTTCCATACGAGACAGACTGGTCGCCGTTCGACTCCGCGATGTCGGGGAACATTGCCCTCGGTCCCATCTACAGTCTCCACGTCGCCCAAATGCTTGCCGGTGGCGCACGCCAGCACACACTGTTTGAGGCTGACGGTTCACTGTTCCTGCTCTACGAAGCCTCTGGTGTGCCCACAACGCTCCTGACGCTCGCCACAGGCCGACACGTCCCGACGACCACTGAAGCCGCCTCTTGGTACACTGACACGCCTTACGGCACAGTCATCACCAACGGAGTCAACCGTCCGGTGCTGGTCAACCCATGGCCTCTGGGTCAGGCACCTCCGACACAGACCTACGCTCAGTCGATGATTGGGACAGCCATCAGGGACTTCGGCTTCACGTCGCCGCCTCCCCCGGTAGACCCACACCGCAATGTCGCTCTTGAGGCAGGCTCCCCCATCACCTCACCAAACCCGACGAAGACCGGTGGCGGGGCGACGACGATCTACACGTTCTCCGACAGTCGAGCCATTGCAGACGGGGCACGCTGGGGTCTGGGGTTTGAGAAGAACACGGAGATCGTGTTCGCCAAGGAGGCTCTGTTCGGCTGGGCTGTCAGCTTCATCACGGACACCGGCTCAGAAGGTCCGAAGTCCACACTGGCGACGACCTCATGGCAGCTACCTCCCGACGCACAGGGATTCCGACACGCTGTAGCTCTGGACATTCCTCTCGGGCCAGAGGGCACGGTAGCGCGCCGTCTGTACCGGACGACAAACTTCAGCGACGACTACACCAGCGTCGGTGACACCACGCTCTACTTCATTGACGACGTTCGCAACAACGTGGACGAACTGTTCATCGACTGTGTGAGGACAGCCGCTCTCGGTGCAGCATCCCCAATCATCCCGACTGGACCTCTCCCGGCACCACAGGCCCGCTTCAGCGCGATGTTCCAGAACTGCTTGTTCCTCGACGGCGGGATCGTGGACAGCCGGAACATTTACTACAGCGCACCGGGCCTCATCGAGCAGTTTGACTCTGCCAGCTTCTTCACGCTGTCGGCAGAGGGCGGCGGCATCACCGCGATGTACAGCAACTACACGACCCTCATCGTGTTCCGCGAGCGGTCCATCGACGTTGTGACCGGAGACTACGCCACAGGCTTCAAGGTCAACACCATCGCGAACGGC